CCACAGTTGTTGTTGCTCCCCGCATTTTGTTGGCAGAACAACTGTGCTCTGAGTTCTTGGAGGTTATTGATACTGCCAACACTCACATTATGCACGTTCATAGTGGTGAGACTCATCACTTTAGCAGCACTAAAGCAGACAAAATTCACATGTTTGCTAACACTGCTCGTGCATGTGGTGAGAATGTTATTATCTTTACCTCTTACAATTCGCTTCAGCGTGTTGTCGATGCTGACATTGAGGTGAATACTATTTACTTTGACGAGGCACATAACAGCGTAAAGAAGAACTTCTTCCCTGCAACTGAGTTCTTTGCAGATAACGCAGATCGTTGCTATTTCTATACTGCAACTCCGAAACATTCTCTTACTATCAAGAAACCAGGCATGAACTGGGGACATGTTTATGGACAAGTTCTTGTAAATGTTCCTGCTCCTGAATTGGTTGATGGTGGTTACATTCTTCCTCCCAAGGTTGTTGTCAAGCAACTGCCCATGATTAAGGGACGTAAGGTAATGTATGCTGATGATTGTGACAACCTGATTGAGACTATCGATGACAACAATATCGACAAGACTCTCATCTGTGCCCGCACAACAAAGCAGATTATCAATCTTCTGACTCACTCCGATTTCTGCTCTGAGTTGTATCAGCGTGGATATTCTTGGATGACAATCACTAGCAAGACTGGTGCAATCATCGATGGCAAGAAAGTTGACAGGGAGACATTCTTCAAGACTTTGAATACCTGGGGCAAAGATTCTACTAAGAAGTTTGTAGTTATCCACCACAGTATTCTTTCTGAAGGTATCAACGTTTCAGGTTTGGAAGCAGTTATCTTCATGCGTAACATGGACTACATTGGTATCAGTCAGTCTATTGGACGTGTGATCCGATTGGGCGACAAGTCTAAGACGTTTGGTTTAGTTTGCGTCCCTACCTATGATACAGTTGGTATCAGCACCGCCCGCAAAGTGCAGGCAGTTGTTGACACTGTGTTCAACCAGGGGCAACCCGCTATCAGTGAGATTCGTCGATGAATTATACAAGAGCAGATATTATCAACGCATTATGTGCAGAGTGGGACTATCTCTGCCATGATGATTTTGATCCTGAAAATGATCAAACCACTGAAGAATATCGTGAGGAACTTCAAAACTACTCTATAGAAGAGTTAGTAGAAGAAACTTGTACGGGTGAAGGTTACACTTTAGATGAATTTATGGAGAACTGGAAATGAATGTAAGAGACTTCTTTGCGAGGGTTGTTGATCATTGTGCAAAATGTGGAGAGTCTCTATCTACAAGAAATGTAATTGATATTGCAGTTCGCGATTTTGATGTTTCCGCATTTGACAATCATGACTTATATTATTCTTCGCGCTGGCACATATCAAAACTAAGGAAACCTTACGAACAATGATTCGACACCAATAAAGTTAGTAACCTCTAAATGTCCACTATACTGTAAGCACACAATTCGTTTATGAATCGTCCCACTGTTGTTATGGAACGTGAAGACTATGCTGCTACCTTTGAACTTTTGTTCCTTGATATGAAAGCACGTTTTCAGATTCATAACTACGAAGTGAAAAAACTGGGAGAGGATCTTTCTCTCTTGTTCAATGTTATCACCGATAAAGCATACTATGCTGCGATAGATCGGTGAATATAAAGAGAGGAGCGATCCTCTCTTTTTTAATAATAGATTGTTAGTTACCTCCAAACGTCTTCTATAGTATGACAAGCACTCACATCGAACATCCCGAAGATCTGATCCTCACTGGTGATCTTTCGGTTCTTGATACTTTGTATGGGACTGGTACTATCTCCATGAAGATGGATGGTACTTCCCTTGTTTGGGGTACTAATCCTCAGAATGGTAAGTTTTTTGTTTGCACCAAAGCAGCATTTAACAAGAAAAAGATTCGTCTTTGTTACAACACTGACGACATCTATCGTCACTTTGGACATCAAGAATCTTTGGCAGAAGTTCTCACTCATTGTCTGAATTATCTGCCTCGCACAGAGAACATTTACTGGGGTGATTTCCTTGGGTTTGGTGGTACTGACTGCCTGCAATCCAATACGATCTCTTATGTTTTTCCTGAAGAGATTGATGAACTTCTTGTCATTGCACCTCATACAATCGTGGATGTAAATGATGAATTTCACAATGCAGATTGTCAACCGCTGAATGATTGTCTTTGCGACACACCTTATGTCAAGTGGGTACAACCTTCTGTAGATAGGGTATATGCCTCTGTAAGGGCACCTAAAGTTAATTCAGGTGCAATTCCCTTCCTGAGTGCTAAAGAGGCACAAATTGCCAAACAAAAGATTAACTCCTGTATTGCAGAAGGACACGAACTCGATGACAGTTTGTTGACTGTAATCCTTGGATCTCCTGAACTTGCTAACCTCTATCAGTTGGTGATAGAAATTAAGGAAGATCTGATGAGTAGTTTCATCATCCATGATGCTCCTAAATCTTTCATCTTTGACGATGTTGAGATCGATGGTGAAGGTTTCGTCTTCTATTCTGATGACTATGGTGCAGTGAAGTTGGTTGATCGTTCACTCTTCAGTTATGCTAACTTTGCCACATCTCGTTTCCGTTAAAGTTAGTTACCTCTAAACGTCTGCTATAATACAAGGACACACAACCATGAAACCCTATCCCCTTGGCATCGACAATCCCATCAAAGTTAAGGCGGTGATGGGTTCACATAAGTGGGCAATCTATTGGAGAGAAGATTTTACCAAGATTGCCACATTCAATTCACAATTTGAAGCATACCAAGCAAGACAATTCATTCTCGAAAATGCAAACTAAAGTTTATCCCCTGTTCAAAGAATTGACTGAAACCATGAATCTTTCTGACGCAGCACAAATGCGCGACTACTTTTCTGATCCGAAAGTCGTGAATGAATTGATTTTTGAACTAAATGTTGAGATTGGATTCTGTCCCATTCTTCGCAACTTAAACCGTGAAAAGAATTGCGGAGTCATTGAAGACAAACCCATCACATTCCGTCAACTTGGCACCGAAGATCGTAATGAGGTTTTTGTATATCTTGGACGAATTCTTGAGTCTGTGATTACATGTCAACTTGCAAAAGGTGGATTTGATGTAAAGAAAGATCGCAGTTCTTCTGGTGATCTCGCTATCAACAAAAAATTGTGGGAGATCAAAGGAACATCTGGTGATAATTCTTGGACTGGTTCAACTCATGCCAGCAGGAAAGAAGATCAGAAGATGGATTTTATTGGTGTCAAATATGGTTTGAATGAAGACATCAACGTCTTTGATATTTTTGAAGGCAAAGCAAAACTTTTGGATGAGATCTTCATTGGCGTATTTGAATCTATCGAGTTGATTCGTATGGGTAAAGAAACCGCAAACAATTCTCGCACTCAACTTCTTATTGGCGTGGATCAATATGAAGAGTTTAAGAATCAAGTTGCATGGGGAAATCTAGCATATCCTGCTGGTGGTTTGTATAAGAAAAATGGAGAACGTAAGAAAAACGTAAAATATCTCCAACTCGAAACTGCATGAGTAGATTGTTAGTTACCTGTAAATGTCCTCTATAGTATGAGCACTGAATCAATGACTAAAACCTCCTTTGCTGACTACGTTGCCACACAAGATGCACGCAACACGATTCAACTTAACATCCACAAATATACGCTGATGTTGTGTGATGCACTGGAGCAAGATTACATTGAGACTGCTATCCGTCGCCAGAAGTTTGCCGCTGCCAATGAAACTGGCAACCGTGAAATCATGAACAAAGTTTGTGAGCAGCGGATTGAAGAGATTCGGAATGGTGATCACTACAAGTTCTACATCGAAAGTGGACGTAAGTATCACAAAATTGTGATGGAGACTGAATCTCAGAGCAAAAGTGTCCATGCCTTTGTTGATAAGAAGACTGGCGAAGTTTACAAACCAGCATCATTCAAAGCACCTGCAAAAATTGTGCGTTACAATCTTCTCATGATTGAATCTCGTGAAGAATGTTTGAAGCGAGCAGATTGGGCAGGAGGTTATCTCTATATCCGTTGAGATTGGTTGTCATTATTGTTAGTTACCTCCAAACGTCCTCTATAGTATGAACAACACTCAAAGCAAGATGAAACCCTTTCCTGAGCAAGAAGTCTCCGCAATCGAACGTGAACAGTGTGATTTGCGTGCTGAAATTTCCAGTCTTCGTATTCAATTAGAAAACGCAGAACGTTGCATGATTTCACTAGAACGTAAGCGTCAGAACTTAATCACTGATGCCCGTGAAGGTAATCTTTTCGAGCAAATGTTTGGGACTGATACTCCCATGGCAGAAGAAGTCTACGGAGGTTGATAACAATGAACAATCTTGAAATGTTGACTGCCCGAGAACAACTGATGGAGGATATTGACTCCATTGTTGAAACATTTTGTTGGGAGATGTGGGAGGGTAAGTATCCCGAAACCCAGGAAGATCTAACCCGCATCCTGTGTGATGCTGTCTGCAAAAACTTTCCTGATAAAAAATGAACACAACTGCTGCAACTTATCGAATTCAAGTTACAACGGATGAGGGACATTTATCCTTCTTAAAGTTCATGCCCACCAAACCAAAAACATCAAAGGGGATTAAATCACAGAACACAAAGTTAAGCAAATGGGTTGAAAAACAATATCCTAACTTTACATCATACGACATTTCTCTTCTTGACTAATGCAATTCCAAGTCACACAAATTGAATTTGATTTTGATGATAGTTTCGAGGTTGAAAATTATGATCAGGATCTAATTGATGAAGTTCTAGCAACAACCTGGGAAGCATCTGATGAGGATGATCTCATCGAAGAGATTACAAGTGCCACAGGTTGGTGCATCAATTCCATTGATTATCGTCACGTTCTAAAATGAAAACATCAACAAAAACTAGAGTTTGGTTAGTTACATTTTACGACTCCACAAATCGCAGTCCGATTGTATTTCATTCGTTTGAAAATGTGAGAGAGTATGTAAAAGAGAACAAAAGTGATGTTGCTATGGTACATGAATCTGAATGGAAATATATGAACACCAAACTAAGAAAGGATGATCCTGTGTTCTCTCACCTTGGATATTATTGAAAGTAGATTGTTAGTTACCTCCAAACGTCTCCTATGGTATGAATAACACTAAAGCAATCACCTTCCGTCAAGCACTTAACATTTTGGAAGATGAATTTGATGCAATCTATCGTGGTATTTCCACTGTAAAAGAGATGACAACTGATCTCATGTCTGCTATTAGTTTCGAGGGTGAAAATCCTGAAACAATCTATCATCGGTTTGAGACTAAAGTCGGTCCTAATCGTATTGTAAAAGAGGATCAAGTTATTGCCCTCGCCCTTCATTATGTTTGAATGATGATTACATCAAAAGCACAAATGCTCCGAGTGATGAAAAAGTGCGAGGGAGCAGACACACTAACCCGAGAACAAAAGTTTCAAGTCTTTGTTAATGTTTGCGATAACATGTTAGCACAGGGAAGAATGACAAAAGCAACACACAAACGCTTCACAGAAATCTGGTAATTATTGTTAGTTACCTCCAAATGTCCCCCATAGTATGAACACGAATCCAAAGAACAATATGAAAGACTACGGTAACGGAATCCATGCCACAAACGATTTCCTTGCTGATATTATGCGGGAACAACTTGAGTCTGAAAAGCGTCAACGTCAAGCAAACATTGATGCCTTGAATGATACCGATGCCCAATCAAATTCATTCTATGATTCACAAGGTTACGGCACCTGGAACATCTCTGATCGCGACTAATCACACAAACAATGAACAATATGAATGCCAAGCAACTTGAACAGTTCAAACTCAATTATGCTGAGTTAATCGTTGAAGGTATGGATATGGATAGTCTGATCACTTTTGCGGTTGAAAGTATTGAGCAGAACATCAAAGATTGGGATGAGAATGATGTCAAGAGTGAGATTCTTGATTATTATGATGAAGAAACCCTGATGGATCTTATGCCTGAACAATCAACAAAATAACACAACAAAATGAACAAAATAAATTTCACTGATGCTGAACTAATGATGATTGATCAGGCACTCGCTGAGTATCAAGATCATATCGAATCTGAGGAAGATTCTGATATCTATGAATCAATGATGAGTAAGATGCTTTCCTTACTTTCCTAATCATTATTGTTAGTAACCTCCAAAAGTCCACATTAGTATAAGACACACATTCTTCAAACATGCGTAAGATCGAAACCCAGATGATTCGTGCAATTCAAGAGGGTAAAGATTGGAAAAATTCCAACACCAAAGTTATCAACTTCTTTAACGAAGATTCTGAATTTGTTGTTGCTCAAGTTTATCTCCATGATAATCTCATTGCAGAGGTGACAGATTCTGATATGAGCATCTATGATGGTGGTTGGCAGAGTAACACTACGAAGTCACGATTGAACGCTCTATGTGATGCTTTCTGTATTGCTGGTGAGAAAGTTTATCAGAAGAACTTTAAGTGGTACGTTGATAAGGTTGTTGGAGAATCTTCCATCACTGGTAAAGTCTTCAACACCTTCGATTTTGTCAATGGTTTCACCTTTGCGTAGTCACCAGTAAGACTCATATAGTCACCCCCTTTACAGGGGGTTTTTTAATGCCTTCCTTCCTCTACATATCTCCTTATCTAACAGTAACTCTCCGAGGGGTTAGCGAGTGATTTTCGCCCTATTTTTCCTCATATACATAAAGATTATGCAAAAAATCAATTAAAAAAGGTTTTTTTAATGTATATGCGTTGTTTATACGTTCTCCACAATGTATGTGGAAAAGTGTTATAAATGTGTGGAAAACTGTCAGATAAGTACACTCTAAGGTGTCTCCGAAGGTATCACTGAGGTGCTCATAAGTGTCTTGATAAGTGTTACTGAAGCACGTCATTTTGTGTCTGATAAAATGTGTCTGGGCGTAGTGATCTTGGCGAGCAGGCTATCACACTCTCGCAGAAATGTCAAGAACCCCCGTATAGAAATTCTGACAGGATTTGCGTTGACTGATAGACAGTCTTTTGGTATAATATCAGAGTGAGTATCAGAAACTCGCAGTGGCATTATTGTTAGTTACCTCGGAATGTCTTCTATGATGTAAGCACGACTTCAAAAAACATGAACCGCTCAATGGCACTCGGTATGCTCCGTCAGGGTAACACTGGTTCTGAGATTCTTCAGATCCTCGATGTTATCGTGGCAGATATTGTGGAGCAAAATGATATTGCCCTGCAGAAACTGAATGATGCTATCAGCGCACAATCTGCAGTCTGATTGACAGTAACTCCGTGGGGCATTGATTGTTACATAGTGCCCCACCAGTTCTTGACAGTTTCGGCAGTCTATGTTAGGATCAGTAATTGACAGTTAAGGGCGGTTATTCGGCGGTTGGTTGATGCGGGCGTGATGGCCCCCCCCCCGTATATAAAATCGATCACTACCCTAACCTACAGAGGTGACAAAACGCCTTCTCTATTTCACTTTCATAAAAAAATTTCCGCGCAAAAAATTATGACTAAAAAGGTGAAGAGATACTGGGGATTTTGGAGAGTAGTATTTGCTGGTTGGTTAATACGATATCCAGGTAAAGTTATCCGCCCCCTTGGAGTATTGCTAGGTATTCTAATAGTGATCATATATAATGCTGTAACGAATTAGTAATGAGAAAAAAAATTCCGGAGGAATAAAATCCATATGGATAAGGTTTATCACATCTATGCAAAGGATCAAGTTATCTTTCATTCATTGAAAGAAGCAGAGTTTAAAAAGACTTGGCAAGAACTTCAAGGAATGGTTGGTTTAATGAAAACTGATTACGTACCTGAAGACTTGTCATATGAGGAAGTATTTAATTTAATGGAAAGTGAATCACCTTCATATTGACAGGAACTAATTTACACACTATAATTGAACTGAAGTAATTTCAAAAACATGGCAAAAGGATTTACTGTTAAGACTGTCCCACCGAAGAAGAAGACTGAGGATTGGGACTATGATGCAATCAAAGCACGGATGAAGGGTAAGAGTATTGTATTCTGTTTACCTGGACGTGGATGTAGTTTTGTTTTTCTGAAGAACTTTGTACAACTGTGCTTTGATATGGTACAGAATGGAATGAGTATTCAGATCAGTCAAGATTATTCTTCTATGGTTAACTTTGCACGTTGTAAGGTATTAGGTGCAAATGTACTGCGTGGACGTGATCAAGTACCTTGGGATGGTAAGTTGGAATACGACTACCAACTGTGGATTGACAGTGACATTGTTTTTGACACGAACAAGTTCTGGCAGTTGTGTGATATGGCACTCGCTGAAGACGGCACAGAAAAGGAGATCACTGCTGGGTGGTATTGCACAGAAGATGGACGCACAACTTCTGTCGCACACTGGTTAGAAGAAGATGATTTCCGTAAGAATGGTGGAGTGATGAATCACGAAACTGTCGATTCTATCACGAAACGTCGTAAACCTTTCACTGTTGACTACACTGGTTTTGGTTGGGTAATGATCAAGAAGGGTGTATTTGAGAAACTCCCATATCCTTGGTTTGCTCCTAAGATGCAAGTCTTTGAATCTGGTGAAGTTCAGGACATGTGTGGTGAGGATGTCTCATTCTGTCTTGATGCCATTGAAGAAGGTTATCAAATCTGGTGCGACCCTCGTATTCGCGTCGGACACGAAAAAACTCGTATTATCTGATGGGACGTTTCAACGTACTTTATGAAGGACGATTGATTCATACAGATCTCAGTCATGAAGAATGTGCTGAGATCTTACAAACTTATTCCGAACGCTTTTTCTCGGGAGAAGATCTAAATCCAGAACTTATTGAATTAAAGGAGATTAATCATGGCAATGATGAAGGGCGGATGTTATGTTCCGAGCACCCCGAAGAAGACTCGTCAAGGTAATTCACAGTATACTAAACTTGCGGCAACTTCACGCAATGGACGTAAGAAAGCTTATCGGGGACAAGGTAAATGAAACAATATCCTTATCAAGTTACCTATAAACTAAAAAGCACTGGTAATAAGAGATTTACCAAAAGAGTAGAGGCATCACATCAAGCAGAGGCAAAAAGATTGTTTGAAGCAGATATGCCATCTGCTACTGTTCTTTATGCTACACCTATGCCTCAAAATCGGTAAATGTATACATACCTTTGTATGGTTTGAACGGAAAGCTCTAGGTTTTTCTGAATACATAGAAGCAGATACATTAATTTACAATGGCTGCTCTTATTTGTAATCTTCCATCAGTGGAAGTGTGGGTTAGAAAAGAATATTTGACAGATCATCAAAGTGGACACGGAGAATTCGTAAAAGGCGTTTGGGTATCGGCTAAGTCGATACCTGGACGCACTTTTTATTTTGAGACATATTTACCAGAATATGCAGCAATGTATGATAAATTGCCAATTAGTGCCTTTGTATCCGCACCAGAACTACCAGATCCTGATATGGATCTACCAAACTTACAGTTTTGGAACTGTATGGACTATGGTGTAGTATCTGTTACCAAGCAATTCATTGGTTCAATGGATTATGAACTGTATACAAGAGACTTTGGTATTCAAAAAGGGACTTATATTTGCACATTAGACAATTATCATCAAGATCCTGAGGTAGTTGACTATGCAACCAGTGAAAATCCAGCAGAACATAAGTCTCATAACTTAATTGAACTTGAAAATGGACAGTATGCACTGTATCCAAACAATAGAATGCGAATTTATGACAATAGTTTGACTCCTGTTGAACCAAAAATGCCTGATTTTAAGGTTTCAACACGCTATTATCAGGTTGAAAACGGATTTGAACGCCTTGGAATGGGTAGAGAGGACGAATATTTCTGGAAAACTGCAAAAGAACGCGAAAATGAAGAAAATTCTTCAGATTTTAGTGATAAATAACGATATAAAGTACTATATGTAATGCCTGTACAGCGCCAAAGTAGGAAATTTAAGGACATTTCGTCTAGTTTTCAAGTTAGTCCGCTAACTTATGATCTTTTGGCGATTACAAATGAGAGTGCGATTTCTAGATCGGTAAAAAATTTAGTTCTTACCAGTCCTGGAGAGAAATTTTTTGAACCTGAACTGGGATCTAGAGTAAATTCGTTACTTTTTGAACCACTAGACAATATAATTGCTTCAGAAGTAAGAGATGAAATTGAAAATGTGATCAATAGATTTGAACCTAGAGTCGATTTACAGAATGTAACTGTTGTTCCAGATTTTGATAATGGAGAGTTGAACGTTACAATTCGATATGACATTGTTGGAATTGAAGTTCAACCACAACAATTAACATTTGCGTTACAACCTGCACGATAATGCCATTAGTCAACTTTTCTGATCTCGATTACGATCAGATAAAAACATCTATCAAAGATTACTTAAGATCTAATTCTAATTTTACGGATTATGATTTTGATGGATCTAATCTGTCAACAATTATTGATGTTTTAGCATATAATACGTACATAACCTCGTACAACGCTAACATGTTGTCGAATGAGGTATTCATTGATAGTGCAACACTAAGAGAGAATGTTGTTTCGCTTGCAAGAAATATTGGATATGTTCCAAGAAGTCCAAGGGCACCGATAGCAAATGTTTCATTTTTTGTGGATGCAACCGATTTTACAACACCTCCTGAATTAGTTACTTTACATAAGGGCCCTATTGGTACAACAGAGATT